CCTGCCAGTAAAGTTGCCGCGCACGCTGGCGCACAAAAGCGTCCTGAATCATTGCTCCCCCTGAGTAATTACAGGAAGATTACCCGCGCGCGAAACTGTTCTCCTTAACCCCCTGTTCTGGCCGTTTTCTTACAACAAAATCCCTTTGTATCAGCCTGTTACGCTTTGCCATCATGACTGAAGAACCAGTCAGAGGGGCAAAAACTATGGCTAATGAAAAAAAGACATCCCGCAAAAAGTTTCGCGTGGCTGTCTCCGGATCAACTGTTGATGGCCGTGAAATCAGTCCGGTGCATCTGCGTGAAGCCGCCGAGAACTTCAACCCGGATGTTTACGCTGCCCGCGTGAACGTTGAGCACTATCTCTCGCCATGCCCGTCAAGCGAATTTTCCGCAATGGGCGATGTCACCGCGCTGAGTACGGAAGATATTACGGAAGGCCCGCTGGCCGGACGTACTGCGCTGTATGCAGAAATCGAACCGACCGAGCGCATGAAGCAGCTTGTCGCTGACGGCAAGAAAATCTATTCCAGTATCGAACTGCACCCGCAGTTCTCCGTTAACGGGCGTGCCTATCTGGTCGGGCTGGCGATGACCGACACCCCGGCAAGCCTGGGCACTGAGCGCCTGAAATTCACGGCACAGCAGCGTCAGGCGGTGATGACGTTCAACAGTATCCAGGGTGAAGCACCGCTTATCTCCGAAGCCATCGAGTCTGAAATCATCGAAATGGCAGAACAACGCCAGGAAGAAGGCACCCAGTGGTTTAACCGCGTAATGGGGATTATTGGTCGTGGCCGCAAAGCGGATGACGCCAGTTTCTCCCGTATTCAGGAAGCGGTGGAAGGCGTTGCAACATCACAGGCCGACATTATCGACCGTTTTAATGTGCTGGAAACCCGCCATCAGCAGGACCGCCAGAAAATCACGTCACTGACCACAGAGCTGACAGCACTGAAGGAAAAACTGCGCACGCAGGACGGCGATCCGCAGAACCGCTTCACCGCAACGGGCGCAGCCTCCGACCAGCTGGCTGACTTCTGATAAGACAAAGGAGCAAATTTTTTATGAATCTGGTGATGTCAGATATTACCCGCAACAAGCTGGGGTGCTATATGGCGCAGCAGGCGTCGCTTAACAATATCCCGGTATCTGCACTGGTATCGCGATTTACCGTGGAACCCGCGGTGCAGCAGCGTTTTGAAAACGCCTCAAAGGAAAGTACCGAATTTACGAAAAGAATTAACGTGATCGGCGTGACCGACCAGAAAGGCGAAAAAATCCTCCTGGACACCACCGGGCCAATTGCGCGCACGAATAGCAGTTATGACGGCATCAAACGCCGTAACCCGAATAACGTGATCGATATGAAGTCTCGTCAGTACCAGTGCGAACAGGTGAACTACGATACCTTTATTTCGTACCCACAGCTTGATACCTGGGCGGCCCACAGCGATTTTCAGTCCCGTATCAGTACACAGATCGCCCGGCAGGTAGCGCTTGATCGCATCATGATTGGCTTTAACGGCACATCCCACGCCTACGAGTCTGATTTTCACACCAACAAGCTGCTTCAGGACGTTAACGTGGGCTGGCTGGAGCACATCAGAACCGATGCCAGCGAGCGCGTAATGAATGACGTGACGCTGACCTCCCGCAACATGGACAACACTGTGGCGCACGCGGGTAAGTATGCGAATGCCGATGCTCTGGTACAGGATGCGCGCTCATCCCTGCTGGATGAATGGCACAAGGAAGCTGACGACCTCGTGGTGATTATGGGGCGCAACCTGTTTAACTCGCTGCGTCTGCCCGTGCTGAACAGCATCAGCGGCCAGAATCCCAATGCGGAATTACTTGCCGGGCAGCTCATCCTGTCATCGCGCACCATTGGCGGGCTGGGCGTGTTCCTTGCGCCGTTCTTCCCGGATGCAACGATGCTTATCACCTCGTTCAACAACCTGTCGATTTACTGGCAGAAAGGTTCAATGCGTCGTCTGATGAAAGACGAGCCGGAATACAACCGCATCGCCACCTACCAGTCCATCAATGACGCTTATGTCGTTGAAGACTATGGCAAGTGCGCGATGGTCACTGGCCTGAAGTTCGCCGACAGCTAATCAACTCACGGCGGGCATCATGCCCGCCTGTAACGGAGAGAAAAAATGATTACTCCTGCACAACAACACTGGCAGAACGTGATGGCACAGCGCGCAGGCCGGGCGAATGAAGGCGTGGACCACGCCGCGCGTACCGCGCATGAAGAAGTGCTGTATCGTCTGCGTCTGGCACAGGCCAGGCTAAAGGCCATACAGGCCAGAAGCGCGAAAGCCGCCATCAAAAAAGAGTTGTTGCCGGACTTTTCCGGCTGGATTGAGGGAACGCTGGAGGCTGACGGCGGGCAACAGGACGAAGTAATTGCCACGCTGATGGTGTGGGCAATTGACTGCGGCGATCTTCCGCTGGCGCTGCGTATTGGTGCATATGTGGTCCGTCACAACCTCATCATGCCGGATAACTTTGGCCGTACTGCTGCCACAGTACTGACCGAAGAAATCTGCAACCCGGTACTGACGCAGGCCGGGACGGATGCCGACGCGGATTTATCCGCCTTTATCGAACCACTGGACACACTCCGGGAAATTGTCACCAACCAGGACATGCCGGACGAAGTGCGCGCCAAATTATGCAAGGCGTGCGCCTTTGCCCGCCGTGGCCTGACCGATGCAGACAACATGGCCCCATCACTGAAGCTGCTGCGCGAAGCAATGCACCTGAACCCGAACGCAGGTGTGAAACGCGAGATTGCAACCCTTTCCCGCGCCCTGAAAAAAGCCGATTCCGCAGCCGAACCAGAAGACGCCAGCGCACAGCAGGCGCAGGACGAAAGCAGCAAAAATAAAAAGACAACGCGGAAGCCTGCAACACGAAAAACCACCGCGACGCAGAAGGCAAAGCGCGGTTAACGACTGACCCCGTCAGCGGGCGGCGTGCGCGGTGTTCCGGTTTGACTCCGTGACCGTTTACACCGCGCACCCACCGCCCGATTTTTTCAGGAGTGAACCCCATGAGTATGGTTGCCAGAACTAACCCCGGCCCCGCAGAGGACGACATCACCGATACCGATGATGGCGACACTCGCATTTCAGCGGGTGCATTCTGGCCGGATATTGTGCTGCGTGAGCTGCGTCTGGCGGTACGACTGCCGGGCCGCGTGACCACCTCCCGCCTGCTGCATACCGCCACCGGGGCCATAGCACACGTTACCCGCGAGCTGGAAGCATGGCAGCAGGAACAACAGGCGGCTGGCTATCAGACGCTGGCCGATGTTCCGGCCCCTGTAATTAACGGAGAAAGCGTCAATCTCTGGCACTGGCGCAATGCTGTTTATACCGCCACACGCGCCCTGATTCTGGAGCGTTACCGCGATGCAGACACAACGGACAAGGGCGACCGCCGGGCGGACGCACTGGATATACAGACATCGGATTTGTGGCGCGATGTGAGCTGGGCCATCTCTGACATTCTGGGACGACCGCGAATGTTTGCGGAGCTGTGCTGATGAAAGTGAAGGCACTGGAAGGCGACACCGTGGATTCGCTCTGTTTCCGGTACTACGGCACGACACGGGGCGTCACCGAAAAGGTGCTGGATGCCAACCCCGGACTCTGTCAGCAGGTATTTCTGGACGCCGGGCAGGAAGTGGAGATGCCGGAGCCGGAGAAGAAGAAACGAGAAATGATTCAGTTGTGGGGGGAGTAGCAGTGAGCACCATTCAAACAGGGATCACAGAGCAGGTTATTGCGTGGCTCTTTGACCACCTGCCAACGGTGTATGCAGTAGGCGCGGCTGTCAGCATTTCCGCGCTGATGAGTCTTTATGACGGACGAACACTGGTTCAGACCGTAACGGGATCGCTGGCGTGCGGCGTTCTTGCCATGGCCGTGGCCGGGTCGCTGCGCTTCTTCGGGATCCCTGAGGATGCAGTGACGTTTTTTGGTGCCTCAATCGGTTTTATGGGCGCAGAGAAAGCACGCGACAAGGTTATTGCAATATTTGATCGCAGGGTGAAGGAGAGGAACGAATGAGCAACACATTTAAATTCAGCAGCCGAAGCGAAAAGAATTTGCAGGGTGTAAATCCTGATCTGGTGAAAGTGACCCGACGGGCGCTGGAAATCTCGGAAGTGGATTTTGGTATCACCGAAGGATTGCGCAGTCGTTATCGTCAGAAGCAGCTCGTGACCACAGGCAAGAGCCAGACCATGAACAGTCGCCATCTCACAGGGCATGCCGTGGATGTTGTGGCTTATGTTGGCAGCCAGGTGTCATGGGAATGGCCGCTGTACGAAAAAATCGCAGCAGCATTCAGACAGGCCAGCCGGGAACTGAATATTCCGGTGGAATGGGGCGGCGACTGGAAGACCCTGAAAGACGGACCGCATTTTCAGTTACCACACGGAGCCTATCCGGCATGAAGCTCTGGCCCACGCTTGGCGTCGCTTTCCTTCTGATTGCCGCATGGGGAACATCCATGCGTCTGTCGTGGTCGCTGGGCCGGGAGAACGCCAGAAACGAAGCGCAGGCCAGCACCCTGAAAAGTACCGTCGACACACTGAATATCATCAGCGCCGGGGTACAGGATATGCAGCAGGTGCTGGCTCAACTCCGCGCGGACAATCAGCAACGCAATCAGGACGGAGAGGTAAGACGTGAACAGCTACGCAACGATATTGCAAAAGATGAATGCGCCCACGCTTTGCCTGACGCTCGTTTTACTGACAGGTTGCGCAGGCACGCAGAACGCGCCACGGCCAGCGCCGTCAGTCCGGCTTATACCGCAGACGCTGACCATGCCGGTAACGCCTCCCCCCTTCCCTGACCAACCCACATGGGGAAACCTCGGAATATGGGGCGACCGCCTTCTGGATGCACTGGAAACCTGTAACGCGGATAAACGGGCCATTGCTGAACTGGATAAGAGAATAGCCGAACTGACACACCAGACGGGAGTAACACAATGACCAGTAAGAACTTTGCACTGATTACAGCCATGACACAGGCTGAACTGACTCAAAAGGTGAATGAACATCTTGCGAAAGGGTGGCATCTTCAGGGGGAGACGCGGGTTGCCTACGAACCCGGCACCCCGTGGTATCTAATGCAGGCAATGGTGGCCGATGGCACTACAGACATCTCACCTGATTCCCCCCAGCACGGCAGCGTGCCGGAGTGGTATTACGTGGTGGTACTTGCTGGTCAATCCAATGCCATGTCATATGGTGAGGGAATGCCGCTGCCGGATTCTTACGATGCGCCCCACCCACGCATTAAGCAACTGGCCCGTCGCAACACAGTGACTCCCGGTGGTAAAGCATGCGCATTTAACGACATCATTCCGGCAGATCACTGCCTGCATGATGTTCAGGATATGAGCGCACTGAATCACCCGAATGCAGACCTGAGCAAAGGGCAGTATGGCTGTGTCGGACAGGGCTTGCATATTGCCAAACGCCTGTTGCCTTACATTCCACAGAATGCCGGGATTTTACTGGTTCCATGCTGTCGTGGTGGTTCGGCATTCACCCAGACCACAGACGGCAAACTGAATCTGATGCATCACAAGAAAGCAGGAAACACAAAGTTGGGCGAGTTCGGGAATTACAGTAACGACTGGCAGACGCTGGAGCTGGTGTTCACCGCCAGCAGTGCCACGGTTACTCCGAAACTGAATGGAGTGGCTGGCCCGGCATTCCAGGTCATAAAAGACAGTCTGACACTGGGGCTGAATGCACTGACGCTGACGGATATTACCAAAAATGCAACGTATGGCGTTGAGATAGAAAGTCTGGTGCTGGAAATAAATAGTCCTGCAGCGTAAGGAAGAACAGGAGAGCAAAACAGATGCTTAAGACAAACAGCCTCCGGAAGGGCATGATTCATGGGTGTCGCTGGTGTCAGGCCAACCCGGAAAAATTCACCATTTTCGTGGAGAGCGGCAACATTGAAACGACCGGAGAAACGCCCTCGTTTGTTTACCGCTATCAGATGGTGATGTTTGTCATGGATTACGCCGGGGAGCTGGACGACCTCACGCTGCCGCTACTGGCGTGGTTATCCGAAAATCAGCCGCAATTGTTGCTTAATCCGGAGCGTAATCAGGACATCAAATTCTCCGCCGTTATCAATGACGATGACAGCGCCGATCTCCTGTTTACGCTCCCTCTGCGGGAACGCGTTCGCATCACGCGCAGCAGTCAGGGGGCACCGCAGGCAGAACACCTGCAGGAGCCAAAACCCCGTCTGCCATCTTCCGAAGGCGACTGGTCGCATGTATTCCAGGATGTGACGTGGGGTGAAAGCGATGGATAAGGCATTCACCCGCGTGGATGAAACCTTTGAGGCTATCCGCGACAGCCTGAATCAGCAGGCCATCAATAACATCGCCAGAAAGCTGGCACAGGATTTACGCCGCGCCCAGCAGGCGCGTATCCGGTCACAGAAAGCGCCGGACGGGACCGCGTGGACACCACGCAGACGCCGCGTAACCCGGATACAGGAGCGCATTCGCTTTATCTGGAATAACGAAGCACGCACGCTGAAAAACTGGCATCACGACACGGGGAAATACGGGCGAACCATTACCGGGTGGGATGAGGATAAAAACAATATCCGCACGTTTTACCGGGATGACATCGACCGCTTTCTGGAAATACGCACCCGGCGCATCAACCAGGACAGCACAAAGCGCGTCCCCATGTTCGTAAAACTGCGCACCGCCCGCTACCTGAAAGCCCGTGCAGATGCTTCCGGTGTGACGGTGGGTTACAGCGGCGTGGCCGCACGTATTGCCCGCGTTCATCAGTTCGGTGAGCGCGATCAGGTTGCGCCGGGCATTTTCACCGATTACCCGGTACGTGAGCTGTTGGGCATCAGTCAGGCAGATGAACGCCTGATTTATAACACGGTGCTGGGCCGGATTGCGGAGGCTGTACGGTGAGCGCAGAACTCATGCGACTGCTGAGCAACATCATCCGCACTGGGATCATCTCTGAAGTTGATGAGAAGTCCTGGTGCGTGCGCGTTCGCAGCGGCGAACTGGAAACAGGCTGGTTGCGCTGGAACACCACGCGCGCGGGAGCCTTCAATGTGTGGCTGCCGCCATCACCCGGCGAACAGGTGGTAATTGCCTGCATTGGCGGCAACCCGGAAACCGCCATGATAATTGGCAGCCTGTGGAGTGATGCCAATCCGGCCCCCGGCAAAAGCCTGAAAGAAATCGTGGTCAGCGCGCCGGATGGCGCGGTGTTCCGCTACGACGCGGACGCAGGCGCACTGAGCGCCAGCGGCATGAAAACGGCCACCCTGCAGGCATCCGTCAGTGTGACACTGGACACGCCCGTCGTGGAATGCACAGACCTTCTGAGAACGGCGACGCTTGACGTCACAAAAGGGGGAAAGATGAGCGGCAATATCACGCACAGCGGCGGCAATTTCACCTCAAACGGCATCACAGTGCATACGCATAAACACGGTGGCGTGAAAGGTGGCAGCGATTCGACAGGAGGCCCGCAGTGACAACCCGCTACACAGGAATGAACCCGGACGGAACGGGAAACCTGAACGATATGGAGCATCTGAAACAGTCAGTCAGGGACATCCTGACCACCCCGCTGGCAAGCCGGGTTATGCGACGGGAATATGGCAGCCTTGTGCCCGATTTAATTGACGAACCCATGAATAACACCACTCGTCTGCAATGCATGAGTGCTGCCGTGATTGCGCTGACACGATGGGAACCCCGCATTGCCCTGGACGCCATCGACGTTGTCTGGAAGGCAGGAGGCCGCGCCGGGGTGACGCTGTCGGGCACTGTCATGCAGACCATGCAGAATGTTGAATTAACCATCACGCTGAGGGAGTAAATCATGCCTGCCGTTGACCTTTCCCAGTTACCGGAACCCGCCATCATCGCGGAGCCTGACTTTGAGGCAATTCTGGCTGACACAAAGGCCATGATGATTGCGTCCTATCCTGTCGAACAGCGTGAAGCCGTCTCCGCCGCGCTGGAGCTGGAATCGGAACCCCTGAACGTTATCGCCCAGACAACAGCGTTTCGTGAAATGCTGTTACGCCAGCGGGTCAATGAGGGGGCACGCGCCTGCATGTTAAGCCACAGCGCCGGGACAGACCTGGACAACCTCGCGGGCAATATGAACACAAAGCGCCTGACCATCACTCCGGCAACGGATACCACCGACGCAGTGATGGAAAGTGACACCTCGCTGAGACTGCGGGCGCAGCGGGCGTACGATGGCCTGAGTGTTGCTGGCCCGTCAGGTGCATACGAGTATTTTGCCCGCAGCGCCAGCGGTCTGGTGCGTGATGCGCGGGCTATCAGTCCGTCTCCGGCAAATGTGACGGTTTCCATCCTGTCCACTGAAGGCGACGGCACAGCAACGGAGGCGTTGCTTAATACCGTTCGCGCCGTTCTGAATGCAGAGGATACCCGCCCGGTGGCCGACCGCCTGACGGTACAGAGCGCCAGAATCGTGACATGGCGGCTGAATGCAAAACTGTACTTTTACCCCGGCCCGGAATCCGAACCTATTCTGGCGGCGGCTGAATCGTCGTTCAGGAAGTGGCTGGCTGAGCAGGGGCTTATCGGTCAGGACGTGGCGTTGTCCGCCATTGCTGCCGCACTGCATGTGCACGGTGTGCAACGCGTGGAGATAATCGAACCCACACAGAATATGGCCATCAGCGACATACAGGCGGCGCGCTGTGAGTCGTTCACCATCAGCGAAGGTGGGCGCAATGAGTAATTCACTGTTACCACCATCAGCCAGCAGTTTCATGCGTTGTGCCGAAGCTGTCGGAACGCGCATTACAGACATCCCGGTAGACCTCAACACGCTGTGGTCGCCGGACACCTGCCCGGTGCACCTGCTGCCTTATCTCGCCTGGGCATTTTCCGTTGACCGCTGGGATCGCAACTGGCCGGAAGAGACAAAACGACAGGTGATTCGTGATGCATGGCTGATACACCGACACAAAGGGACCATCAGCGCACTGCGCAGGGCCATTGAGCCGCTGGGATACCTCATTCGCGTGTCTGAGTGGTGGGAGTTCGGCGGAGAACCGGGAACATTTACCGTTGAAGTCGGCACACTGGACAGTGGCGTGACGGAGGAAATGTATCTGGAAATGGAGCGGTTGATTGCTGATGCCCGTCCGGTCAGCCGCCACATGACAGGGCTGAATATCATTCAGGAAATTCCGGGGGATATTTTTGCAGCGGCGGCAACTCATGACGGTGAAGTTATTACCATTTATCCGGACGATTAAGCATGAGTACCACAACACGAAAATTTAAAACCGTTATCACCGATACAGGTGCAAAAAAATTAGCTCAGGCAGCCGCGCCAGATGGTAAGCCTGTCCGCCTGACTCATATGGCCGTGGGCGACGGTGGCGGCGCGTTGCCCACACCAGACAGTAAGCAGACCCGTCTGGTGCATGAGGTGTGGCGACACACTGTTAATCGCGTCATCCTGGACGCAACACATCAGAACCGCATTATTGCGGAGCTGGTTATTCCTCCAGAAACGGGCGGATTCTGGATCCGGGAAATTGGTGTGTTTGATGAGCACGGCGATTTAATCGCGGTGGGCAATACTGCCGAAAGTTACAAGCCAGCCGTTGCCGAAGGGTCCGGACGTGCACAAACATTTCGCACCATTCTGACCGTATCCAGCACTGCCACTGTGGCGCTTACCGTGGATAACACCATGGTGATGGCCACAGTGGATTACGTGGATAACAAACTGAAAGAGCATGAACAGTCACGATGTCACCCGGATGCCTCGCTGACCGCAAAAGGCTTTGTTCAACTCAGTAGCGCCACTAACAGCGATTCTGAAACGCTGGCTGCAACGCCGAAAGCGGTTAAGGTCGCGTATGATCTTGCTAACGGAAAATATACAGCGCAGGATGCCACAACAGCGCGAAAAGGCCTTGTCCAGCTTAGTAGTGCAACCAACAGTACATCTGAAACGCTGGCGGCAACATCAAATGCAGTAAAAGCTGCCTATGACAATGCTGAAAAACGTCTGCAGAAAGCTAAGAATGGTGAGGATATCTCTGATAAAGACACCTTTACGAAAAATATCGGTGCCTGCCGTGCATATAGTGCAGAGCTGAATATTGGTGGAGATAGTGAAGCATGGACAACTGCGCAGTTGATTTTTTGGCTAGAGAGTCAGGGGGCATTTAACCATCCTTACTGGATGTGCAAAGGCTCATGGGCTTATGCAAATAATAAGGTCATTACAGATACAGGTTGCGGAAGTATTTGTCTTGCAGGTGCTGTTGTGGAAGTTATTGGCACCCGCGGCGCAATGACCATACGCATTACCACACCGAGTACATCCAGCGGTGAAGGCATCCCTAATGCTCAATTTACTTATATTAATCATGGTGATGCTTATGCTCCTGGCTGGCGAAGGGACTATAACTCCAGGAATAAGCCAACAGCATCAGAGATCGGGGCGTTACCGTCAGATGGGACAGCAGTATCGTCAGTTAATCTGGCTTCAAAAGGTCGGCTGACCGCTCTGACAGATAATATGCAGGGGGCCACAGGTCTGGAGTTATACGAGGCGTATAACAACGGATATCCAACAACGTATGGAAATATCATTCACCTGAAAGGGATGACAGCCGTTGGCGAAGGCGAATTACTCATCGGCTGGAGTGGTATAAGCGGTGCTCATGCTCCGGCATTTATTCGTTCACGACGGGATACGACCGACGCAAACTGGTCGCCGTGGGCGCAGCTTTACACCTCGGCTCATCCTCCTGAAGAGTTTTATCCAGTCGGTGCACCAATCCCGTGGCCATCAGATACCGTTCCGTCTGGTTATGCCCTGATGCAGGGGCAGACTTTTGACAAATCCGCATACCCGAAACTTGCAACCGCTTATCCGTCAGGCGTGATCCCTGATATGCGTGGCTGGACGATTAAGGGCAAACCCGCCAGTGGTCGGGCCGTATTGTCTCAGGAACAGGACGGCATTAAATCGCACACCCACAGCGCCAGCGCATCCAGTACGGATTTGGGGACGAAAACCACATCGTCGTTTGATTACGGCACTAAAACCACCAATAACACTTGATTACGGCACAAAAACTACGAATAGCGCTGGAAATCATTCACACAATATACCTGTTGGTCACACTGGCGCGGGGAATGGTGTATCAGCCGGTTATAACGCTGCGTTAGGTACTGGTACCACGTCGAGCGCAGGCGAGCATGCTCACAATGTATATATCGGTGCCCATAACCACACTATCGGCATTGGTGCTCATGCCCATTCTGTCATTATTGGTCCCCACGGACACACCATCACCGTTAACGCTACGGGTAACGAAGAAAACACCGTAAAAAACATCGCATTTAACTATATTGTGAGGCTTGCATAATGACATTCAGAATGAGTGAACACTCACGGACCATAAAAATTTATAATCTACTGACCGGAACCAATGAGTTTATTGGTGAAGGTGATGCATACATTCCACCTCATACAGGTCTGCCTGCAAACAGTACCGATATTGCCCCGCCAGATATTCCGGCTGGCTTCGTGGCCGTTTTCAACAGTGATGAGGCATCGTGGCATCTCGTTGAAGACCATCGGGGTAAAACGGTTTATGACGTGGCATCAGGGGACTCGTTATTTATTTCTGAACTCGGTCCATTACCGGAAAATGTTACCTGGTTGTCGCCGTATGGAGAGTATCAGAAGTGGAACGGCACATCCTGGGTGAAAGATGCAGAAGCAGAAAAACTGTTTCGGATAAGGGAGGCGGAAGAAACAAAAAACAGCCTGATGCAGGTAGCCAGCGAGCATATTGCGCCACTTCAGGATGCCGTAGATTTGGATATTGCAACGGAGGAAGAGGCATCGTTACTGGCTGCATGGAAGACATACCGGGTATTGTTGAATCGTGTTAATACAGCGGTAGCAGCGGATGTTGAGTGGCCAGTCGCCCCACAATAAAGAGAAAAAGCCATCGATTGAAATATAGATGGCTTTATGTACTCTATTTATACAATACAACACCGCTCTTTTTAGTTATATATGTGCAGTTCGATGGTATATCTTTATTTATAAAAGACATTGCACCTATTTTTACATTATCCCCAATTTTACGTGATAATCCAATGATGCAACAATTAGCTCCGATATCAACGTTACTACCAATTTTTACTCTTGAACCAGGCATGTCACCATCTATCTGTCCAATGGTAGTATTCTGTCGTAACACCAGATTTTCACCAGCATCAACAGCAAAATGAACAACAATTCCAGCATGATGGGGAATTGTTAACCCTTTTCCAATATTTGCGCCCAATCCAATTTCACAACCAAATTTGTTAATTATTTTACTGTTTAACTTTTTGGCTGCTTTCTTATGTAATTTATTACCATTAATATACATTTCGTTAGCCAACCGCCACCAGAAAAGGAAATTCCGGTTATGCTGTTTTTTCTCTCTTAAAAGCCTCCAGATATCCATACGTTTCCGCCGAATTACTTCATATTTCCAGAAGTTTTTTAAATTAGTAGAGTCCCCAAATAAAACAAAGTGAATTGCCATTAAGTAAGACAGCACGATAATCTCCTTAATTATTATTTCAGACCACACATATTATAAGGTTAAGAGATTATAAAATCCTGTTGTTTGTTATTCAAAAACAATTTTCTGAGAAGGACATACAACAGCAAGTCGCCAGTCACCTTCATCAGGAAATTGGCGACATACGTTAAATCAGAGCAGCCCCTTAACTGAGCTGGTCGCGCTATTAAGGGATGATGTCACCTTATCTTTGAAGCCGGACAACATATCGCTGAACGATGAGGATTGCAGGCGCTCCCGCAAATCCTCATCACAGCGTTCAAGAGTCAGTGAAAATTCTATCTTTTTCGCCTTACCGTAGCGATCAAACTCGGAGCGGGTCGTATTCGTTTCGGTCAGGACATACATGCCGTAAATCTGCCCGACGCCATCAATCAGAGGCCAGGGCCGTCCTGTATACGCCTGCGTGGTCAGCAGAGACAGCGACACTTCGCCACCTGTAATTTCAGGATAAAGCACACCAGAAAGAACGATGCGATCATCACCTGCACCGATATACTGCCAGCTTGCTGAACGGTTAACGCGTTCATTTTTCACATGCCGCCAGCTTTTGTTTTGCTGTAACTGCTGATGCGGCAGCGTGCGCAGCTCAAAAACAAACATGCCATAGATCATCATCATGGCCATGACTCCTCAATCTTTATCGTAAAAACTGCCACGCCCGGCACGGGCGCGCCGTTCCATTTCTGCCCTGACCATTTCACCGACCAGTTTCGCCAGTTCGCGGGGATTCTGCGTAACAACGTTATGCAGATGAACATGAATTTCACCGCCAAATCTGGAGACAGCAGGCTCCCGATTACGGGAAGCTGCAGGAACTGATGCCACTGGCGATCGTATGGCCTCCGCCACCGGGCGGGAGCTGGCCGCAACAACAGGGACCAGCGCCGGAGGCAGCGGAGCCGGGACTACGGGTGTGATATTAATTGCGGGGGCAGGCTTACTGACCTGCGCAATCTTCCGCTCCTGCCACTCCCCACGAACAGCAAGTGCGCGGGGCAGGTTCTTAAAGACAATATCGCCAGGGCCAATGCGTTTTTTCGTCTCATCAACCAGCTTACCTGTGTTATCAGCAATTTTGCTGAGTCTGCGTAGCGTCCCGGTATTGCTGTCTGTGAGCGGTTTGTTGTCTTTGGGTTTATCACCTCCGGTGCCATTGCCATTTTCCACAGGCTTCGGCGGATTGATTTTCGCCAGGTCCCCCTGAAGTAAGGCAACCTTATCCTGAAGAATGGCCGCACGCTGTGCGTCTTCGATTTTCTTGCGCGCCCTTTCCGCTTCATCCGGAAGGACGCCAAGTTTTTCAAGTATCCACGCCAGCGTATCCAGTAGCATTTTTGCAGGTGTCAGAACAAGTTGTAACGCACCGCCAAGAACGTTACCGAATATCTCGCCAGCACTGGTACATTTATCCAGCGTTTCCTTGCTGGACTCCATCGGTGACAGCAGCGATTTAAACCAGTTAAACACCTGGCTGATCCCGCTTCCGATTGCGTCAAAAACAGGGCCAAACCGTTCAAAGGTTTCACGCAACGGGTTCAGCCTTTCCATAATCCCGCTGAACACCCCGGCAAAAAATGCCCTGATGGGATCCCAGTATTTCCAGATAAGGACGGCAGCTCCGGCAAGCGCAGCCACGATAAGACCAACCGGACTGAACAGCGCCCCGATAGCGCCTCCCAGTAAAGAAACGGAACCCGTCACCATTCCCCATAGTGCTGGCAGGACCCTGACAGCATTCATTGATCCGGTCAGGAGAGAAAAACCAAGACGCAGTTTTGCCAGCGGACCAGCAAGCACACCAATAGCCAGCGACAACGAGCCAACCGTTGCAGTCATTGCCAGCAACGCACCGCCTGCTATCAGTAGCTGGCGCGTCAGTGCCGGATGGGCCTGCGCCAGCGCCGTCACCCTTGATACCACCCGCGTGAGCCACTGCGTGACAGAACGCAGCGGACCGTCAATCAGATCTGCAATGCGGATGCGCAACCCTTCCCATGCACTGCCGAGTGATTTCAGATCGCCGTCAAGGTTGTTGGCCATAACCTTTGCTGTGCGTTCAGCCTCACCGCGCGCGCCTTCAAGTTCTTTTCTCAGTTTGGGTAAGGAACCGTCACCCACTGCATCAACGAGCGCCATAAACGATGTGAAAGCCTCTTCTCCGGCAATGTCCTTAAAGAACGATACCCGGTCAACTTCCCCGTATTTGCGGGTGGCTTTATAAAGGTCGGCCAGCACATCCTCCATCGGGCGCATTTTACCCCCGGCATCCGAGACGGACACGCCCAGCTCTTTCAGAGCTTCTGCCGCCGCCTTTGGCGGTGATGCCAGACGAGCCAGGCTGGCACGCATTGCCGTCCCGGCATCACTCCCTCTGATGCCCATATTCGCCAGCACACCAGCCATCGCTGCGGCCTGCTCCAGCGATATTCCCAGCTTACCCGCCACCGGACCTGCATATTTCATGGTTTCGCCCAGTGCGCGAAGGTCAGTGTTGGTACGGGTAAACGCTGCGGTGAGTGTGTCACCGACCCGGTCCATCTGGTCAGCAGAAAGGCCGAACTGCGTCAGGATATTTGAGCCAATATCTGCCGTCTCGCCGAGATCCATACCGCCAGCCGTTGCCATGCTCAGCACTCCGGGAAGCGCAGCCTGAATGGCCTGCGGTGTGAAGCCTGCCATTGCAAGAAATGCCTGCCCACTGGCGGCATCGCCTGCGGTGAACTGCGTTTCAGAGCCAAGTTTTAACGCCTGCTCACGCAGCGCCTTAAACTGCGGGCTGTTCTGGTCGATTCGCGTCAGCGCCTGAACGCGGGACATCTCTTTGCCGAACCCGATCGCGGGCTGCAAAAAACGCCCGGCAGCATAGCCGCCCGCCGCTGCCGCACCAATTGCCAGCGCACCACCTGTTTTCAGTTTTCCCGCGGTTTCCTGCGCGCGCGAATACCACTCACGCGCCCGCGTTACACGCGCAAGCGCCTGCCGTTCGCGTTCAAGCTGGTTGTTGTACTGTTCGGTGCGTCTGATGGCCTGCTGGATGGTGTTATCGCTGCCTGTCAGGGAAATGCCGTGGCGTTTCAGCTCTCCGCCAAGCTCCCGCATTTTCTGAATTTCCCGTGTGCGCGATTCATTCAGGCGTTCAAGCCGGGTGCTTAACTGCTGCATCAGCTTTTGTTGTTTTTCGCTGAGCACTGTACCCGTGCGTTGTAACTGATTAAGGGCGTTAAGCTGGCGTCGTGCTTTCACGATACCCGCATCCGCTTTACTGACAGCGTCGCGGGCGCGCTCAAATGAACGAGCCTGACGCTCGAGATTTTTAATCGCCCCCTGCGTTCGCTGGATGGAGTCACCAAACTGCCCCATCAGGCGGCGGGCGTTTTCGGCAGGCCGGGTCAGCCTGTCAACGGCGCTGAA